CCTGTATCGAATGGGTTCCTTTAGAAGACGTTGTCATCGTTGGTGGTGGTGGTGATCCCCAGAATGCTGACTACACTTTCCATTCAACATACATGACAGCAAGTGAGCTGTGGCAACTCTCCGACCAAAAAGTATTTAAAAAAGCGGCAGTCGAAAAAGTTATCGCAAGTGGTGAGAACCACAAGAGTGCAGAGAGTGCTAACAACATTAAGTCGGATAAGGCAATGGCCGCTGGTGTCGACAGTGTCGATAACGAATATGATTTAGAACGCTACCAGATTATTGAGTGCAACGCTAAGCTCGATGTCGACGGAAGTGGCATCAATAGCGACATCATCTGCTGGATTCACAAGGAAACTGGCGAGATATTGCGCGCGACTTACTTATATCGCGTCATGCCCGAAGGCATGCGCAACATTTTTAAGATCGACTTCCACAAACGCCACGGACAAGATTATGGCGTTGGTATCATCGAACTTATTTACTCCCTGACTAAAGAGATTGATGCCATCCACAACATGAAGGTTGACTTTGGTCTCCTGTCGACAATGCCAATCGGTTTTTACAGGTCTACTAGTTCAGTGCAAGCTGAGAAGCTTACCTATGAACCAGGGTCCCTCATTCCCTTAGATAATCCTCAAGCCGACATCTACTTTCCTAACATGGGAAACAGAACGGCATTCGGCGCACAAGAAGAAGCAAGCCTTTACCAATACATTGAACGCTTAACTGCAATCAGTGACCTCTCACTCGGAATTATCGGCGGACAAGGTGCTGCTCGTACTGCTACTGGTGCGCGAGCACTACTCGGAGAAAGTAACGCTAACTTAGACGTGTTCTTACGTCGTATGAATCGTGGTTGGAAGCCTGTTCTCTTGTACACATTCTTCTTACTGCAACAAAAGCTGCCACCTGGATTCCAATTCAGGCTTTTAGGTGATGACGGCAACATGTACTGGGAGACAGTTAAAGACAAGGCTGAACTCTCTGGCATGTATGACTTTGAACTTGAACCCAACTCTGCAAACTCCAACTCAGCAGTTCAAAAAGAGACAGCACAGCAAGTTTACCAGATGACAAGTAACCCAATGGACATCCAACTCGGTATCATCACACCTTTGCAGCGTTATGAGTCGATGAAGTTCGTACTTCAGACGATGGGTGTTAAAGATTACGGAAAGTTCCTTCAAAAGCCTCAAGGTCAGATGCAGGTTTTCACACCAGAAGAGCTTGCTAACCGAGTCCTTGCTGGTGTTGATACGAAACTCGGCCCCGAACAGGATCTCCAAGGTTTCGCAGACTACGTTAACCACATATTTGAGCACGATGAACTACTTGGTCAATTTAACGAGCAGCAAACTATTAAATTAGCAATGAAGTTAAGAGAAGCTCAGGCAATGCAGCAAGCACTGGAAGCTCAGGCAGCACAAGCAGCCAACGCACAACAGATGCAAATGAATTCTGGCCTCTCTCAAGCACCTACAAATGTCCCAATGGGCATGGGTGGTGCTCCCCAGGTTCCTCCACAAGGTGAACAATAATGCGAAAACTTTCTCATGATGAGAATGAGGAACTAGCAATAGTTCTAAGGAGCCACGGATGGTCTCCACTTTTAAAGCTTATCGATCAGCTATGCGGCGACCAAGATAAGAGAGTGTTGACGTATAATCTAAGTGAAGGGGCAGAAGGCCTCATTATCGCTAAGGCACGAACCGAAGGTGCCCGACTACTGCAACAGCGGATAGTCGAATTAAAAAATCAATTCACAAAACAAGGTGAGTAGTTAGCACCTTTAAACCTACTACAGGGCTTGCCGACCTTTTCGGCTTGTTCGAGTAGCGACGTAATCGCGAGGAGTAAATAATGGAAGACAATAGCCAAGGTGCGGCTGAACAAGTCGACGCTACGGAGCAGGTTGAGCAGAAATCTGATCCGATTCAAGAAGTTAAAGGTGAGATGCATCGAAAATTCGATAACATCACAAGCCAACTTCAAAAGCAGAACCAGGACATTAACGCTACGTTAAATGCAATCGTTGAAAGCTTGCGACCTAACCGTCAACAGCAACAACAACAGCAAGAAGAAGACATGTCCGACATGATGCTTACCGATCCCAAGCGTGCAATTCAGATTATCTCTGAGAGAGCAACGCAAAATGCGTCTCAAACAATCAGAGCAGAGTTGCAAGCAAGCCAAGCTACCCAAAATACAGTCGCAAGTTTAGCAATGGAGTATCCAGAGCTGAAACAGAACGACAGTGATTTGGCTAAGAAAGCCGTAGCGATCTACGACACTCTTTCTAACCGCGTAAAAGACACGCCAGAAGGAATGGAGATCGCAGTTCGCAAGGCCGCAGCACTTTTAGGCGTTGTCCCAGTGGATAAACGTAAAAAAGCTGAGCCCGAGAACGAAGATTTCGCAATTGGTAGTAGCGCATCGTCGGCAAACAAGCGAACTCGATCACAATCGACGGAACTTGATCAGACGACACTGCAATTTGCAAAACTTATGGGTCTAAACACCGATGATCCCAAGGTTGTGGCGTCACTAAAGAAGCGAGCAGAGCGTAAAACATGGAATCGGTACGAATAAGGAGTATGAAAGTGTCAAATATTAAAAAAGGTCGCGTTCCCCTTTCACAAAAGAACGACATCTCTTCAGATTTACAAGGTGAAGACATGGAGTTGAATTTGTTAACCGTTGATCCTGCTCTTGCTAAAGAGATTAAGGACAAGGGCCTTGTTTATCGGTTTATTAACGCCCCTCAATTGCAGCAAAACTACGGATACCACCGTTCAGGTTGGACACCATATAAGCGCGAAGCCACAGAGAAAAAGGGCTCACTAGATTTCCAATTTGGAACTGATCCTGAAGGCTATGTTCGACGCGGAGACCTGGTTTTGGCTGTGAAGACTGTTAGAGCAAACGAGCAACGCAAGGCTAAAATCGCAGCAAGTACAGCACGTTACGACCAATTCAACAAACAAGCAGCTAACCAACTCAAGGACTTCTCAAAAGAGAACGGCTTAGATATGCGGGTTGAAGAGGGTTACGAAGATCCGAGTGCTGACAACGAGTAACAAAAGTCGGTGTTAAAATAAAGTTTGTACAGGCAGCTGATTGATTAGCTGCCAACCATCCATGGAAGGAGTTAGTGATGGCCAATAAAGATAACGTTAAAGGGGCAGAGCCGAGTGGCAGCTGTCTAAGGGCACGTAGATATGTAGCAGCTGCTACGATCTATCCTGGTGACCTTGTTAAACAAGAAGGCGGAGGTCGTGTGACCCCTGTCTCTGCAACTGATGCAGCCATCGGCGTAGCCATGGACTTTGCTTCTGGTGCAGGCGCGAATGTTCTCGTCGCAGATCATCCCGATCAAGAGTTCGTAATCCAATCCAGTGGAACAGATCCTGATGCTCAAACTGACATCGGTCTGAACTATGACATCACTGCTGGCAGTGCTGACACGCTTTATAAGCGCTCTGGAATGGAATTAGACGCTTCGTCTGGTGGCACACTTGCTACCCGTACTTTGAAACTCCTGAGAATTGATCCTCGAGTAGATAACGTTCTCGGCGCGAACGCTGATTGCGTAGTTGTCATTAACAACCACCAGCTCAAGGGTGGAACCGGAACGGATGGAGTGTAAAGTATGAGTGCACCAGTTCAATTAAGAGGTAATAATTCTGATTTTTTTGGGAGTTCAATGCTCCCCGTCCTCGAAGAAGTGTTTCGCTCACAATTAGCGCTCCACCCTTCACGACGTGAACAACTCTTCAAGATGGTGAAGACAGATCGTGATATTTGGCAATCAACCGAAGTCCACGATATGCCTCTCTTCTCTGAAGTGCCTGAAGCTACTGATTACAGCTACAGCCGTCCCCGTCAAGGTGCCAACAAAACTGTTGCTCCCTTGAAGTACGGTTTAGGTTTTTCGATCTCTGAAGAAGCTATTGAAGACGGTAAATTCGACTTCGTAGCCGATGCAATTCGAAAAATGGCTGACTCTGCAAAAGAGAGTCAAGAGATTAAAGCTATGGGCATCTTCAACAATGCTTTCGGTTCAGCTACAACTGCTGACGGTGTTGCTCTTTGCGATACCAGCCACACTCTGCCTTCTGGCGGATTGCTCCGAAACAAGCTTTCGTCTGCTTCTGACTTGTCTCCCACATCTTTGGAAACAATGTTGCAAGATTTCGAAACCCAGTTTGTTGGCGATAGCGGAATCATCAAGAAGATTCAGCCCAAAGTTCTTTTAGTGCATCCTTCAAACAAGCGATACGCAATGGAACTCGTTCAGTCTGAGAAGAAGCCTGATGGAAACTACAACAACATCAACTTCATGGCTCAAGAAGGCCTTGTAGTTGTTTCCTCGCCTCATCTCACTGATGCTGACGCTTGGTTCATGCTCGCTGCTAAAGACGAGACTGGCCTTCGCATCATCAATCGTAAAGGTATTGAGACAAAGTCTGATAACGTTTTCTCTAACGACAGCGTTCGTTACAAGAGCCGTTACCGTGAGATCATCACGGCAATTCACCCTTACGGCGTTTTCGGAACACCTGGAAACGGTTAATTAGTTAGTAATTCGGTTGGGGCCTTCGGGCCCTGACCTTCTTTTCTTCTTTCAAGGTGGAGACTCCAGATGGCGACTTATACAATAGCAGGCAATGTAATTGTTGTAGACGACTCTGGCAACGACGGCGTCTTCATTCCTGGGCAATGGAACATTGTTTACGTAAAAAGTTACAGTGACTTTCAGATGGAGATTCGAGCGCAAGAGGCTCCAGACGTTGAAGGTAGCGGCGGTCCCCTTCTTTATGAAGGTATCGATACAGCAGGCTCCACTGCATCCAACAAAGATAAAGTAAACATTAGAACAAACGGGATGTACGTTACCGCTGGTGCAGGTATGGCCTGGTTATACCTAAAAGTTGAGGATTAAGAAGCATGTCTATTTACAGATCCGAAAGCGTAATCGTAGTAACAAACGGCTCCTCTCAAATAGATGAGCTGTGCAATATTCGATACATCAAATGCATTAACGCTCAGTGCACAATTAAAGCTGGAAACTCCTCTGGCACAGTCATCTACAAAAGTGACTCAACAAATAATTACGACAGAGACGAGGTAACCATCCGAACTAAAGGGATGTACGTTACCGCAACAACTGGTGCCGTTTACATCTATCTGTCAGCTAAGTAGAGAGAAGGATATGCTAGATGGGCATCCAACTCGTTACACTTAGTCCGGTAACAATAACAAGTGGTGGTACAGCTCGTCCTCTATCCGCTACATCCATCCTTGTAACCTCAATAACAATTCAAGCTTCATTCACAAATGTAGGAAAACTTAGTCTTGGCGACTCAACAGTCACCACTTCAAACGGCATCGAGATTCCTCCAGGTGATACGTGCACAATCGACGCGCCTATGGGAATGCGCGGCCCTGAAGAGTTAGACATAAGCACAATCTACGTAGTC